TATTGGATTTATTGAGTATATCTATGCCGCCGGGAACGGGGAAACAGTTATCGGACGATACCCCTGTTTTAACAAGAAAAGGATGGGTAACGCACGGTGAACTTAAAATTGGTGATGAAGTTATAGGTATAGACGGTGAGTTCAAGCGTGTAACGTTTGTTTTTCCGAAAGCGATTCAAAACTGTCGAGTCCATTTCTCAAATGGCGATTACATAGACTGTCACGAAAATCACGAATGGGTAGTTTATGACCGTGGGTTCCCTCTTAAACCTGAAAGAGTCATGGAAACCAAGGCTATCGAGAAACGAAAACTCGAAAGCGGTGGGGAAGAACACGTTAGAGGACATAGATACATTATTCAGATTCCCCACAGGGAGCCGATTAAAGGTGAGTTTAAGAAGTTACACGTTCCCCCTTATACGATGGGGGCATGGTTGGGTGACGGAACTAATACCAAGCCGTGTATAACGGGTTCTAAAGAGGATTTACAAATAGTAGAAGGGGTGATTAGCGACGGGTATTTAATAATGTCATCACATACTCACAAAATAACAGGGTGTCATTCTACTTACTTTAAGAATCTAAGAGGGGATTTAAAAAAGTATGGGTTATGTAACCGAAGTAAAACGGTAGAAAAATATATACCGGAAGAATACTTGACGGCTTCATTGAACCAAAGGCTGGATTTACTCGCAGGGCTAATTGATACTGACGGAACGCTCGTTGAAAAGGGTAAATATAGATTTACCACGTCGGAACCTAGATTGCGAGATTCGTTTATAGACCTCATTAGCACTTTCGGATGGAGAGTCTGCGTGAGAGAACATGAGCCAAGCGTTTCATCTTCGGGTATAGTTGGGAGAAAACCATATTGGACGATTCAATTTACACCCTCTATTGAGATTCCATGTAGAATACCTCGAAAACAATATACACCTAATAGAAAGCCTAATAGAATAGCTATCACTAAAATTGAGCGGATTAAACCGAAATGGGGTAACTGTATTGAGGTTGAAGGTGGTGTGTATCTTGCGGGTAAAACAATGATTCCCACTCACAATAGTACCCTCGGCATATTCTTCTTAACGTGGATAATGGGTAAATATCCAATGCAACCGAATCTTGCCTCTGCTCATTCTTCAATGTTGACTAAAAGTTTTTACGATGGTGTGCTTTCCATTCTTACAGACCCCGAATATCTGTGGGCGGATGTGTTTCCGGGTTTAACAATTGCTCAAACCAATTCGAAAGAGGAAACAATAGATTTAGAGAAGAAAAAGCGCTTTAAGACTCTTACTTGTCGCTCAATCGATGGTTCCTTGACAGGTGCTACTCGATGTGAGAAATATTTATATGCTGACGACTTAGTTAGTGGTATTGAAGAAGCACTCTCTAAAGACCGATTAGATAATCTTTGGAATAAATATACCAATGACTTGAAATCTCGTAAAAAGCTTGAATGTAAGGAAATCCATATTGCTACAAGATGGAGCGTCCACGATGTTATAGGTAGACTTGAAAAACGATATGAAAACAATCCACGGGCTAGGTTCCTTGCCTTTCCTGCTCTTGATGAAAATGACAAAAGTAATTTTGATTATATGTATGGTGTGGGTTTTGATACAAAGTATTTTTGGGATATGAAAGATAGTTTAGATGATGTTTCTTGGAAATGCTTATTTATGAACGAGCCTATTGAGCGTGAAGGACTGTTGTTCCCTGAAGATGAACTTAATTATTATAATGGTGTTTTGCCGGAAGGTGGATTGGTACGGAAATATGCCGCTTGTGACGTGGCTTGGGGTGGTGGCGATAGTCTTTCGATGCCTTTCGCTTACGAATATGAAGATGGGAGCGTTTATATCGTGGACGTAGTATTTAATAAAGGGGATAAAACAATTACTCGTCCGATTGTAGTTGGTAAATTGATGTATCATCTTCCTCATGAAACAGAGTTTGAAGCAAATAATGGGGGAGATGAGTATTGCGATGCGGTGGATGAAGAATTAAAAAAGCAAAATGTCCGTTTAAATTTAAGTCATAGGAAAGCCCCATCAAATCAAAGCAAATTATCGAGGATTATTCAAGCAGCTCCAGATATTAAAAATTTTTATTTCCTGGATAAAAAGCATAGAAATAAAGAATATGCGGCTTTTATGAAAGAATTAACTTCATTTGTGCAAACAGGGAAAAATAAAAATGATGATGCTCCTGATTCTTTAGCTATACTTTCAAGAAAGATTGGTAACAAATCTGGAAAAGTTGAGGTATTTAAAAGGCCATTTTAACTGAATATGGTATGAAAAAATATTGACATACACAATATATTGTAATATAATAAGCTTGTATATAGTGCGCGAGCGGTGATAAGAGCGCACGAGAGGATGCCGATGTACACGGCCGCTTAATTCCTCTTGGCGGGGTGCAATTCCCTGTCCGCTCAAATATAAGTAATTTCAGAGCATGATTGCTTGGGAGCTTTGGCTCCGAATAAGCGGTCATGCTTTGTTATTTTTTTGGGGGAAAGTGTAAAGGTGGCGATGGAATGATGGAAGTATGGAAAGATATCCCGGGTTATGAAGGGAAATATCAAGTTAGTAATAAAGGTCGAGTAAAAAGTTTATCTCGTAAAGATGCAAAAGGACAATCCTTACCTGAAAGAATTTTAAAATTACAAGATAACGGTAGAGGTTATAAAAAGGTTACTCTTTGGTCGAATGGAGTCGGAAAGAAATACTTTGTTCATTATCTGGTTGCTGCGACGTTTATACCCAATCCCTGTAATTATAAAATTGTACACCATATCGATGAAGATCCTAGTAACAATGATGTTAAAAATCTTAAATGGTGCACTCAAAGTGAAAATGTGAAAGCGGGGAGTGCAACACAAAGAAGATTGGCTAATACAGATTTTTCGAGAAAAAGAATTAGTGAAAAATCATTGCAAAATTTAATTAGTCAGCGTGAAAAACAAAAGAAAAAAGTTGATCAATATTCGTTAACTGGTGATTTTATTAAAACATGGTCGAGCGTTAGTGAAGCTGCTAAAGCAATTGGCGGTCAATCTTCTAATATAGCTAGTTGTGCGGCCGGGCGTAGAAAAACTGCCTATGGGTATATATGGAGGTATGGCAATGTTTGATATTAAAGAAAAGGTTATATATATTTCACATCCTTATGGGGGTCTTAATGAAAATAAGGAAAAGGTTGAGAAATTAATAAAGAGATTGACTAAAAAATATCCTGAATATTGTTTTGTATCTCCAATACACACGTTTGGATTTCTTTATAATGAACTGACTTACGAGGAAGGCATATCACATTGTTTAACCTTATTGGATTTATGTTCGGAAATTTGGATATATGGGAATAGCAAAGGTGTTAGGATCGAAAGAAATTATGCTCAAAGGTATAAAATACCAATTATAGAACGGGGTGAATGTATTATTGAAAAGTAGGGTATTGTTCGGTAGAGAAGTTATATATTCTGCTGAAACTGAAATTACTAGCAATAATCTTATTGATGTTTTGAGCGAAACGTTATCTATTCATAAAACAAATAGTGAAGAAATTGACTATTTATATAAATATTATCGTGGTAAACAACCAATTTTGCAAAGAGAAAAAAAGATACGCCCTGAGATTAACAACAAAATAGTTGAAAATCATGCTTTTGAAATAGTGGAATTTAAAAAAGGTTATGTTTTTGGAGAACCTATTCAGTATGTGCGCCGTGGAGAAACTGTAGAAGAAAACAAAATCCCTCTACTTAATGAGTATATGCTCATGGTTGATAAAGCATACAAAGATAAAGAATTGGCTGAATGGTTCTATATTTGCGGGACGGCTTATCGAATGGTTTTGCCAAGTTTAGAGGAAGATGCGGATGTACCTTTCGAAATTGATGTCTTAGATCCTCGATATACTTTTGTTGTATATAACAATGGTTTTGGTAAAAAGCCATTGATGGGGGTTAAGTATATAGAAACCACCGAGGGTAAAATGTTGTATAGTATATATACCTCTAATACTTATTTTGAAGTGCTACAAGATAAGGAATTTGAGATTGTAAAACAAGAGCCTCATGTTTTAAGATATATACCGATAATCGAATATCCTGCTAATGCTTCAAGATTGGGAGCTTTCGAAGTTGTTTTACCTTTATTGGATGCGATTAATAATACCGGATCGAATAGACAGGATGGTGTCGATCAGTTTATTCAATCTTTTATGAAATTTATTAATTGCGATATTGATGAAGAAACTTTTTTAGCTTTAAAAGAATTAGGGGCATTGAAAGTTAAAAGCGATTCAAATAATCCAGCAGATGTAGATGTAATTTCTCAAGAACTGGACCAGAGTCAGACACAAATAACCAAAGATGATATTTATAGGGCAATTCTCATTATTTGTGGTATGCCAGACAGACATCAGAATGCACGATCC